CTGAAGTGCCTGAGAGGGCAAGATTTAAGTGTGTTCCACCAGAGCCTAAGAATTCAACAGGGCTTTCTTTTATTGGTTCTTTAATTTCCCGTTTGATTTCAGAAACAAGTTTTTCCGTTTTATTTCTTCTTGATATTGCCATTATTACTCCTTTTTAAAAATGGGGCGAGCCTACCATGTTCCCCGCCGCAACCCACCACTTATCCACAAGTGGATACCTCGGCTCGCCCCAAGTCTTTACAGATCCAGTTTGTCAACTACTTCTTCCCGAAGGTCTTCAAGATCATCGTCATCGTCTTTTTCATAATCGTCCATATCAATATCAAGATCTTCATCTTTGATAAGTTTCTTTAATTTCTTAAATGACATTTTTTCAATTTCTTTTTCAGTATGTTTATCTTTTTTGTCATCATCATCATCATCATCGTCGTCGGCAGCATTTCCATCAAATTTCTTTTCAAGGACAACCCGGACTTCATCTTTTGCATCGTCTTCGTCATCTTTCCAATCTGCCTTTTTGACTTTGATGTCAAGATCATTATTCTTTATGAACTCCTTCAGATCTTTAAAATCATCAATGTCTTCAAGGTCGTCTTTCAGATCATCAAGATCGTCGGAAACGGATTCTGGTTTGTCATCATCGTCTGAATTATTTTTACCCTTCGGCCCATTAAAATGAAGTTCTTCCAGTTCATCATAACTCATAAGGACAACACATTTATCAAGGACAAGTGCTTTTTCAAGAATACTGTCTTTAATATCATAATCTCGTCGATCAAAGTTATGTCCACGCCAATCAGGGTAGTCATTTTCAGATTTTGCGGCTTCTAATGTAAATTCAATAGAGCGGCCTTTTCTTTTGTCGGTATCGGCAAAACTGATAGTTTCCAGTTTTCCGGTTTTCCGGTTTGTTTTTTCTGAAATTGTTGCTAAATACTTTTCCATATAATGCCAACTTACATCCAGAAGTTGGATTCCCTTTTCTTGTTCTCCCCGGTCATAGCAAATGATATTATAAAGGTTTCTTCTTTTTGGCCAGTAGTCTTTATACGATTCGTCGCCTTTGTCTCTTAGTTTCTGTTGATGTTCGCATATGGGACAAGGCTCCCCAAATGTTGCTTGTGGACAAATGACAGGAATTTTTGCGGTGCCGATATTTCGATGCATGTAGTATTCAAAAGTGTAGGCCCATTCGTTAGGCTCGCTGTCGTTCTTTCCGGTAATGTAAGGAATAATATCAAAGGTATGTTTGCCTTCTCGAAAAACAATTTTCGGAAGATCCTTGCTGTTATCTAAGATATTTTTGCCACCGGCCTTCGCCCGTTTTTGAGATTCTTTGGTTCTTTCTTTTAACTTCTTACTATCAAATTTTCTCCGACTCTTGTCTCTTGCCATTTTCATTTCCTCCCTGTTTTGCCGCCTTTTCAGCAGCGTTATCATTTATTGCCTTAATTATACTTTTTGCAACACCAAGAGCCACAAGTCTTGAGGCAACATAAATCAAAACAAGTAGCACAATCAATGCTGAAGCATAAATAAAAATATCTTTTATTATTTCTATGAGTAGGTTAGCGATCATCGAATGACTTCCTTAGTTTCCGAGTTATTTTTCTTTTTCTGTGCTGATAAATAGATTCCTTTTGAGTTGTTGGTATCTTCGGATCTGAAAAATGGACTTGCAAGTTCAGGTCAACTAATTTTTCAAGCATTGATTTTCTCTGTCTGAATGACGTTTTGACATCTGCCAATACCCGTTCATTTTTCAATGCTTTTAAATATTTTCGTTGTGCCTTTCTAACTCGACTATGTTTTAATACTTCTGATTTGATTGCCGGTTCTGTTGCCTTACCAGAAGGGATATCATAATCATCAGGATGCTTTCTTATGTTAGATTCCGTTTCTGCTTTGATTAATTCAAATCGGCTTTTTGCTTTTTCTCTTTGATCTGCTGCGTTATTCCAAGCCAAAGCCCAATCTAAAAAATGTTGTGGTTGCCGAATCAACTCCTCGTCCAAATTGAATTTGTTAATATTCAGGTCTTCTCTATATTGCATTTTGACTCCTTTTGGCTTTTATTAAATTCTTTAAGAACCGCACGAGCATGTCGGTGGTAAATGGGGAATGCTCCTTCTCTCCCGAACCCGGTTGGCACCGGAACACTTTGATCCCGGTAAAAGGCCGCTTCGCTTTGGCGATGATGAAATTAGCGGCAGGGAAACGATCGAACCCGGTTGGCACCAACATGGGAGCACCTCGAACGGTTCTTAAAGAATTTAATTTTTTCCTCCATATATACATTATAACACGGTTTTGAAATTTTTAATTATCCTTAAAATGGGATGTCGTCATCATCAAAATGCTTTGTCGTCTTTAATTGCTTCTCTTCTTTTATTTCATTAACATATTTTGCAAATTGTTTTATTGATTTTTTAAACGGTATTTTGTTATCTGGATTATGGAGTACTGATGCAGGATGCAAACAAAAGAAAATCCATGCAGCATATTCTTCGTTCCACATTATTTTTCCATTCCAATCTGTAATGCCACCTTTGTTTCCAGTAAACAAAAATAAATTCGTATTTCCAAAGGCTAAAATTATTTTTGCTCTTATTTGTTTAACTTCCTTTTTAAAGAATTTATTCGCACAAATCTGTATCTGCTTTGGTGACGGCTTTCTACTTTTCTTTGGAAAGCATTTGTCTATATTTGTTACATGAAAAGATGATCGTTCAAATCCATACTTTTTAAGTTCGGGCCATAGGATATCATTACCGGTACGACCAACAAAGCAAACTCCCTTTTCATCTTCATCTTTACCCGGTGCTTCACCAGCGATTATGACATTAAGTTTTCCAGAACTTGGGGGAACGGGAGAAGTACACTCCTCTCTTAATTCGCATTCATTACATGATTTTAATTCGTCTAAGAATCTTCCACGCTTTGGCCTGAAAGATTTCCTTTTAATTATTTTGGCATTATATTCTTGTAATAAACGAAGCTTTTCAATATCTCCGGTTACTAATTCCTTTAAATTCTTTTCGTTTACGAGACCTTCTTCACGAACGATTGGCAAACCTTTATTTTTTGCTCCTTTTATAAGAACCTTCCATAAGTTTTTATATATCTTTGAATTATTGCCTTCAATTCTAAAATCGAATAAATCACTAATCTCTTTTGTTATTTCTATTTCGTCAGAACCATATGCACCAATCAACTGGAGTATTTTCCCGAGTTTTCCGGGATGCTGCTGTATCTTGCTTTTCCCTTTTGGATTATAGAATCTTTTAAGTCCAGCATTACTATTCGTTTCTGCTGTTGCTTCTCTTGCCAATACCGGGCCGACGCCTTTGATTTCAGCAAATGGAATAAACACTCTATCAGATTTAGTAACCCATTTTTCAGCTTCACTTATTCCTACTTTTGGCAATTCTATTTTTAAACCAAGATCATATATTTCTTCGACAAGTTCTGTTTTCTTTGCATCTGAACCGTAGGTCAAATTTGCACATATAAACTCTAATGGGTAGTAGAGTTTTAGAAAAGCGCACCAGTATCCAAGTAAAGCATATTCAATAGAATGGGCTTTTCCAAAACCATATTTTGCCCACTTTAATAATCCTTCCCAAAATTCTTTTGCTTCCTTTTTAGAAAATGTTTTTTGTTTTATACAACCATCCAGAAATTGTTTTCTATACGTTTCAAATTCTTTGGGATCTCTTTTCTTTCCAATAATCTTTCTTATCTGATCTGCTGTTGAATATGGAAGTCCTGCCATCTTGCTTATAACGGCCATCACCTGTTCCTGATAAACAAGTACTCCATTTGTTTCTTCTGTGATTTCATCGTATATCTTATGGGTCTGTTCCCATTCGCCAACTTGTCTCCGTTCAATGTACTGTTCGGTCATGCCAGATTGCATAGGACCGGGTCTAACAAGCGCAATGGCGGCAGCAATATCGTCAAAGCAACGAACACCATGCATTTCTTGGATAAGACTGTTGGTCGCCCATGTGCCTATCTGAAATACTCCAACATTATTCCCATCACTAATATTTTTCAAAACTTTTTTATCATCAAGTGGTATTTTTTTGAAGTCAATATCGATACCGTGATTTTCTTTTATTGCTTTTTTTGTTCCATCATAAATTGAAAGAAGACTGAGACTTAATAAATCAAATTTCATTAATCCCATAAACTCTGTATCTTCTTTTCCCCAATTTATTAATGTTGTTTTATTTCTTCTTATAAGATTACAACGCCCGCCTTTTGCAATTGGCCTTTTAGAAACGACAATTGCGGCTGCGTGTTTTCCGTAATTCCGAATTTGACCTTCAAGTCGTAATGCTGCCTTAACAACAAAGGGATAATTGTCTTTTAATGCTTGCCCTTCTGGATAGGTATCTAATGCTGTTTTAAGAGCGTCTTCTTCTTTGTAATCAATTAATTTTGAGAATGCCTTTAATTCATAATCAGGAACTCCAAATACCTTTCCAACTTCTCCAATTGCGGCTCTACTTTTCATTCGATTAAAAGAACTAACCGCACAAACGTTATCCTCCCCATATAGTTCTTCAAGATGTTTTACCACCAAATATCTTTTTTCTCTATCAAAATCAATATCTATATCTGGCAAATCAACTCGATCTTCAGATACAAATCTTTCAAAATAAAGGCCATATTTAATTGGATCAACTTGGGTGATGCCAATTAAGTAGGCAATTAAAGAACCACCAACACTACCACGTCCCGGTCCAATTATTATATTATTTTTTTCGCACCAATCAATTAATTCCCAAACAATTAAGAGATAATGAATAAACCCTTTTTTCTGAAGGAGTTCAAATTCTCGTTTTGCCCTTCGATAATATTTTTTATTCTCTTTAAGATTCTTTTTAATACCAAATAAATATTCATATCCGCTGTAGATAAGAGCCCATAAGAAATTAGACTCTTTTCCTTTGGTATCTAAAATAACATTATTTATTTTTGGTTCTGGCAATCTAACGGTTCTTTTCTTTATTTTGAAATCAGAACACTTTTTAGCAACTTCAATCGTGTTGTCCAACCATTCTTGATAATCATCTTCTCCTATTTTCTTAAATGCTCTAATCATTTCCTTTTCGGTTCTTAAATGCAATCCTTTGAATCCGAAACTAAATCGTTTGGGATCGTTCCATTTAACCTGTCTTTGTATTGCAAGGAGTACATCTTGAACTTTATGATCACTCCTTAAAACATAATGGCAATCGTTTGTTGCAATTATTTTGTTGCCATATTTTTTGGATAGTTTTTTAACAAGTTTATTTGTTGGGTATTGCACTTTAATATCGTGCGGCATTACTTCAAGATATAAATCACTTCCTATTTTTTTGTTTAATTTTTCAAATAGGTCTATACCGTTTTTGTGGTGCAAAAATGTTCCTGCACATGCTGTTGATATAACAAGTCCTTCGCAATGCTTGAGGAGTGTTCCATAATCTATAATTGGTCGGTAGTAAAACCCTTCAATATTTGCAAAGGTCATTAACGTTGTGAGATTTCTCCATCCTCTTTGATTTTTTACAAAGAGACAAATGTGATGCCGCTTTTCTGTTTTCTTTTTTGCAATGTCGTCAACGATATATGCTTCACAACCAAGAACTGGAGTAATGCCACCGGCTTCGCATTCCCTTTGAAATTTTATTAAGCTATCTATGTTTCCGTGGTTAGTTAATCCAAGATATTTAAAGCCATTTTCTTTTGCTGCGGCAACATACTCCTTAGCCGTTCCCATTCCATCAAGTTGAGAGTATTCATCATGAACGTGTAAATGGCAGAATGACATTATTATTTACTCCTTCTTATTTTAAGGTCATTTCTTTAATTTTTTTTGAAGCTGGTTTTGGCAATATGTCCCAATCAGGCTCGCCAAGAGCAAAAGGAATATCTGTTACCTTTTGCCTTGATAATACAGAAAGACAATTATTCAACATTATTTCTTCAAAGGTGCTTTCTTTATTAAAGGAGGTTTTTACTTTCCATCTTTGTTCCGGGAG